GCCTTGTCAAAGTACGAGGCATGGGAGAGCACGAAGCACACCAACTCGACGATTTACTACTTCGCGGGCGACAAGCGCCTTTCGGTCGACGAAGCGACGGACGAGCAGGTCGGTCAGATCAAGAAGCGTGTCAATGTTGACGATTTCAGTCTGGACGATGCGCCGTTCGACGTGCGCCTTGGCGTCTCGACCGAGGAGCCGTTCGAATACGATGGCGAAGAGACCAGTACCAAGCAAACGACCAAGGAGCGTTGGTCGTTTGTCCGGAAGAATCTTTCGATCGATATGACGATCGTAAAGGGGACGCCCGATGACAAGGATTCGGACGAGGACACGTTCTATCAAATTGAGATGGAAATTATCGACCCCAAGGCGCTCGAGGGCGAGAAGGACACGTTCAACCTCCTCCACAAGGTGTTCGATCTGCTGAAGTGCGTCTAGGCCTTGGCCACCTTCTCGACCCAGACCTTCTTGAACTTCTTGTTGAGTCCGGCGCGCTCGAGGCCGGCCCATGTGTATGTATTGTTCGGCCCGGTCGGCAGGCCGAGGTTCACGAAAGCGTTATTTAAATTAGCAAGTCCAGTGCGGTTACGCGGAAGGGCCCATTCCTTCTTGAGTGGATCCGCCTTCGGGCTCTTCTTAGGGGGCGGTGTGCGCTTGGGGATATTGGGCGTCTGGCGGCGCGTGGGGACATGGGCTGGAATGTGGCGGCGCTCGCCGGTGATGGCGTTCTCGATGTCGCGTGCGGCGCGCGCGGGGCTCAGGGGCACTTCGCGGTTTATCCATGCGCGGATGGCCGTCTTCACGTTCGCCACCTTGGGTTTGGGTTTCATGAATGCCAGGTTCGTCACCAGGTTCTTATAGCGCCGGACCTTGTTCACCGGCATCCAGATCGGAATCTGGATGCGGCTCACGTACCGGGCCTTGGCCGGCTCGTTCGCGCGCAGCCCCTTCGTCTCCTTCACGAACTTCTTGTAGGCCTTGTTGACGTTGGCCTTGAGTGCCTTGCCACGGGCACCCACGGGCAACTTATCATAAATACCAAGGAACGTGTGTTCGTTGCCGTTCCGATAAAGATTAGCCAGATTCTGGGAGAGACGCAGGCCGTACTCGAACTCGCGCGCCATGGCGTTGTTGTTGCTGTTCGAACCGGCCGAGCTCGGGCTCCGCTTGGGGCTCGGCGTCTTGGCCCGCTTGGGGCTCGGCGCTGGACGCTTGCCCGCCACGAAAGCCCGGAGGGTGTTGAATCGGTTCGCCTTGGCGGTCGCGTTGTATTCGGCGTGATTATTGGCTGGCAAAAGCTTCTTGGCGATCTTATTCTGCTCGGCGACCGGGATTGTCGCCCAGGCCCGGTGCGTCTGGACGCCCTCGCTCGTCGTACGGGTGACACGGCCGTCGTTCCCGAACTTGTAGAACATGCCGTTGACGAGCACATCGTAGGACCGGTCGAGTTTGTTGGACACGCCCGCCTTGTTCTGGATGAGGCCAATGAGGCGCGCCGGATTCATCTTGGCGTCCGCCTCGGGTATGTTCATGTTGCGCGCGATCGCCAAGAGCTCGGCCTTGGTCAAGCGCGTCGCCTGTCGGTTGTTGATGCGAAGGACGCGGTTCAGACCCATCTTCACGACGTGCTGAAGTCCGGGCTTGAACGTGTTGTTGCCGAGGGCCACGACGTTCGTCTTGATGTTCGCCGGGATCTTGAAGATGTTGCGGACGGCCGCGGGGATGTTGCGACCCGCCTCCGTGTAAGTCTTTATGACCGTCTTGCGACCGGCCGCCAGACCCTCCGGGACCTTGAACCAGTACGGCTGCTTACCAGGGCCGGGACGCACGTAGAATCCAGCCTTTGTGGCGTTCCACGACGGCGCACGGCGATTCTTGGGACCGGCCGTGACCGACGCGCTCCGCGGCGCCTCGAGCGGGAAGCCGAGCCGGCTGAAAACGTTGCGCGTCGCGGCCGGTACGGGGACGCCCGCCTTTTCGTACGCCTTGGCGACCACGACCGCGTTCTTCTTCGTCAGACCCATAGCGCCGCGGTTGATCCACTCACCGGTCTGGGGCTCGCGTTCCATCTTGCGCCACTTGTAAAAGCGCGGCTTGCCGTTCGTCCCGGGACGCACGTAGAAACCCGGCCGCGTCGCGTTCCAGGATCTCGCCAATGGGTACCGGTTCGCCAGCTTGGCCTTCTTGGCCGCGGCGTTCCCACCCTTGGCAGGCTTGCCGATCGCGCGATTCTTGCCGAGGTTCAGGGCCAGCATGGCCGTGAGGTCGTATTTAGGAGTGAAAAACTCCTTGAAAAGCTTGCGGGGCTCGTCGCGCTCGGAAGGGTCCTTGATGCCCGTAAAGAGGACCGTCCCGTTCTTAAAGAACTGGTAGGTCCATTTGGGGCTCTTGAGTTTCAGGACGACGGCCGGGACGCCGAATCCAACGACCTCATCGTACTTCTTTATCTCGTCGCGCATGGATGCCGGCAGACCTCGCAGTTCGTCCGCAAGTCCGTCGAGGTCAATCTCGACGTTGACGTAGAAAATACCATCAATCTTTTTATAGGTCGGAGGGGCTCTCAGGAGAAGCTTGGGCGCCCAGCCGTTCCGGACGATAGCCAAGAGAGCCTCCTCGTAGTTCCCGAGGCCCATGACGTCAAAGTACTTGTCTGTGAGGACGATCGTCTGTTGGCCGCGCTTGGCGATCACCTTTGAGACGCCCTCGGCGTCGCCGATCCACCGACCATTGTCCCACCGGATGACCGGCTTCTTGAACGTCGTCTTGTACCCTAGGACTTCCGAGAACCCCTTGGGGGCCGACTCGAACACGGCCCGAAAGTTCGTCGGTAATTTAAAGGTGGCGATCTTGGCCGTCAGGGCCGATGATGACACCTTCCAACTCCCTTGCGAGTTGGTGAAAACGCGCTTGGATCGCCAAAGTTTTTGGAACTTGGCGATTCGCGCAGCCTGTGCCGCGTCCATTATTGAATGGGGCACATTTTAATTTTCGTCATTCTTGAGATCCAGTCCGTAGATGAAAGGTTGCGTAGAGTACGCGGTACCGTTGTAAATCTTCGACTCGACGCGGACCTCGAGATCGCGCGCACTGAACGGGCCGGCGTAAAAGTCCGGGTGGAACTTGAACGTGCCGAGGTTGTTCTCGCGGCAGTGCTGGTTGAACTGAGCGACGAAGACCGTTTGGGGCACGAACAGGTCCTTACCGAAGCGAAACTTGGCCGAGCACAGAAAGTGCTGGAGCGAGTTCGTCACCATCGCGACCTGGTTCTGAATCATCTTGAAGTACTTTGGCAGGACGTTCCAGATGTCCTTGTCCGAGTACTTGGCGGCGTAGTCGATGTAGGCCCGCAGACACTTGCAGAGGATCGCCGGGAGCTCCGTGTCGAGCTTGTCGTCCAGGTGCGGATCGGCCTTGTCCTCGGCGATCTGACGGCCAAAGTTCCAGGTCGCCAGACGGCGCAGGACCGACCCGGAGTTGTCCTTCCAGTTCGGCACCTCATTGCCGCCCAGGATTCCAGGCGTCTTCCACTGGAAGCTCAGGGCCGTCTCATTCTTGCGCGCGATCGACACGTCCTCACCTGACACGAGCGACTGGAACTCGGCCTGCTCGAGAGCCAGATCACCCTTGATCTCGGGACTGATGAACATGAACCCCTTGTAGATGCTCGAGAGGCCGAATTTCTTCTCGATATTGTTCGAAAGCGTCGAGACGTCCTCGCATTCGTAAAACTTGCGGGCAACCTTGGTGATGAGGGTCGACTTGCCCGAGCGCGCGATACCCTTCAGGAACGGGATCACCTGCCAACCGTCCATCTCGTTCACGTCGAAACACAACCGTCCCATGAAAACGTAGGTCCAGCGGCAAACATCCTCCTCGAATCGCTGGTAGTCCAGGACGCTCTGCATGTGAGGCGTCGGAATGTTGTACCAGTCTGCGATGTCCCCGTAAGGGTCGAATTCCTGATCGAAATACTTGCACGAGACGAGCGACGCGTCGAGCTCATTGAACTCGGCCGCGCCGTAATTGTAAAACTTGAATGAGTTGCTGATCGTCACCTCGGACGGGCGCGCATCCAGGAGGCCGTTCGAAAACGACCAGACGTGCCGATCCTTCTTGATCTCGGGAAACTGAATATCCTTGCAGTTCGACAAGTGCTTGACGACGTCCGAGGCCATGTTCCCGCGATTCGTCAGATTCATCCACATCTCAGGGTTGTCCTCCTTCTGGGTCTCGTCATAGACGAACTCCTTGATCTCCTTGACCGTCTTCCAGGCGCGCGTCATGAAACGACCCGATGCAATCTCCTTGCAGCACTGATCTCGGTACCGGCGGAATCCCTGGCGGTACGCCTGGGTCAGCAGGTGGACCAGAAGTTTCTGGTACGCGCTCGCATCCTTCTCTAGATCGAAATCGACCTCGGGATTCTCGGCCAGAGGCTGATTGAAGATGCGATATTCCGTGTCGTTCGTGATGAACTTCTCGACGATCTGCTTGTAGATCTTCTTGAAGCGCTTGATCCGGCGCTCGAGGCTCATGACGTCACCGTTGAGGTCGGTCGTCTCGTGGTTAAGAACATCGAGAGCCTCGGCCCGCGCCAGCATGTACCCTGCGATGTTGATCGTGATTCGCTGATTCACGAGCATGCGGTCGAGATCTTCACGATCGATGTCGATCGGCATGCCCTGAGGGTCCCGATGAGGACTGGCCGGAAGCCATTTCTGTGCCAAAATTTTATGAATTTCGCTTCGGCGGTCACCACTTCCTTGAACGTCAAGATGTAGATTACGTTCACATGCAAGGAGGCGATTTTCGATATCGGCCAGGGTCCAAGTGTTGATTTCCTTCTGGTAGACGCTGCCGTCAGGGGCCGGCGCCTTCTTCTCCTTTGTGTGGACTTTGGTTGCCATTACTAAAAGAGCGTTTGATTTTTTTAAGCGGGGGCGGCGATGTACTGAGGAGCCGGGGCGGGCGGCGGGCACGCGCACTTCGAGTTCTTCATCTCGGACAGAATTTTAAGGAGAATTTTGTTCTGCATATCGATACTGGCCGCGATCTTCTCAGTCGCATCCTTCAGGCTGACGAGGGTCGTCGCGACCGTCTCACCGTCCTCGGTCGCGAGCAGGCTACCGAGCGCCTCGAACATGTCGACTCCGTCCTCCATGTCGAAGCCGTCCTCGTCCTCGAGCTCCTCCTCGTCCTCCTCGGGCTCCTCCTCAGGTACAATCTTGGGCGGGCGCGACATCTGTACTACGTCTGGATATTTTCGAGCTGGAACTTTTTCGCACCCTATATTAAAATGCCTGGTGGCGGTCTTATGCAACTCGTCGCTTACGGCGCGCAGGACGCCTACCTGACGGGTCAGCCCAAGGTGACCTTCTTCCAGTCGGTCTACAAGCGCCACACTAACTTCGCCATGGAGACTTCCCAGCAGACCGTGTCCGGCGCGATCGGCAACGGCAGCCTCGTGTCCGTGACCCTGGCGCGCACGGGCGACCTGGTCGGTGATATGTTCGTCGCCCTGACCCCGATCAACACGTCGGCATCCCAGCTGACGACCAACAACGTTGGCGTCGACACGTGCTGGATGGCCGAGCGCGCCTTCAACACCGTCGAGCTCTTCATCGGCGGTCAGTCCATCGACAAGCACTATCAGCAGTGGTTCCGCCTGTACGCCGAGGTGTTCCTGAACGAGACCAAGAAGGTGAACTACGGCAAGCTGACCTCCATGGCGGCTCCTAACAACACGAACCAGACCTCGACGGCCCAGGTCTTCCTGCCCCTGCTGTTCTTCTTCAACCGGAACCCGGGCCTGTACCTGCCTCTGATCGCCCTCCAGTACCACGAGGTTCGCATCGATTTCACTCTGGCCTCCAACTACAGCAGCTACTTCGGCTCGAACCCGCCGGCCGTCTGGGCCAACTATATGTACCTCGACACGACCGAGCGTGAGCGCTACGCCAAGGGCTCGCACGAGTACCTGATCGAGCAGGTCCAGCACGTCGCCGGCGACCCGGTCGGCTCGACGAACGAGAACAGCCCGAGCGTCATCCGCCTCCAGTACAACCACCCGGTCAAGGAGCTCATCTGGTGTTATCAGGACCCGACCCCGGGCACGAACCGCAACGCCATGTGGAACTTCTCATCCAGCACGTCGAACGTCGAGGTGACCGTCGACGTCCAGAAGATTGCGGCGAGCGGTGGCTTTCTGGAGCCGCACAAGACGGGCTCGCCTGTCCTGTACATCCCGCCGATCCTGTCGTCGAATCTGACGGTCGTCTCGAACGTCACCTACGTGACGAGCAACATCGCACCAGGCTCGAACGTCCAGCTCCAGTCCAACGTCGTGGCGGGCGCATCCCTGTGGGTCGAGGGTGGTCTGCCGGTTCTCTCGTCGAATGTCCTGTACGGTCAGGAGGTTGGTCCGCTCCACAAGTTCAAGCTGATGCTGAACGGCACGGACCGCTTCGTCGAGCAGTCCGGTAAGTACTTTAACCAGTACCAGCCGTACCAGTACCACGAGGGCTCGCCGTACCCGGGCATCTACGTGTACTCCTTCGCTCTCAAGCCCGGGGAGCTCCAGCCGAGCGGCACGTGCAACTTCAGCCGGATCGACATGGCCCAGACGTCCGTCTATCTCAAGACGGGCATGCCGAGCAACATCCTCCAGCAGATGTTCGCGGTCAACTACAACGTCTTCAAGGTCGCCTCGGGTATGGGCGGCGTCGTGTTCTCGAACTAAGGCGCGACTTCCTAGAAGTCGCCCTCGCCGCCCGGCCGCCGCGTGTGGACCCGTGCCAAATTTTTTTCTTGAGTACTATTACAAATGGCCGGTGGACTTATGCAGCTCGTTGCTTATGGCGCTCAGGATGTGTATCTGACTGGTCAGCCGAAGGTGACCTTCTTCCAGGCCGTGTACAAGCGCCACACCAACTTTGCGATGGAGAACATCCAGCAGACGGTGAACGGCACCCCCTCCAACAGCGGCCGTGTGTCCGTGACGATCGCCCGCAACGGCGATCTGGTCGGTGACATGTACGTGGCGCTGGTGCCGTCCGCCGCCGCCCTGGCGCTGACGTCCAACAACATCGGTGCCGACACCTGCTGGGTGGCCGAGCGCGCCGTTGCGGCCGTGGAGCTGACCATCGGTGGCCAGCGCATCGACAAGCACTACCAGACCTGGTTCCGCCTGTACGCTGAGGTGTTCCTGTCGGAGTCCGACAAGATCAACTACGGCAAGATGACCTCGACCGCGTCCCCGGCGTCCAACGACGCGACCAACCGCACGTACGTGTACCTGCCCCTGCTGTTCTTCTTCAACCGCAACCCGGGCCTGTTCCTGCCCCTGATTGCCCTGCAGTACCACGAGGTGCGCCTGGACTTCGACCTGACCGCGACCTTCTCCAGCTACTTCGGCACCTCCAGCCCGGTGTTCGAGGTGTGGGCCAACTACGTCTACCTGGACACTGAGGAGCGCCGCCGCTTCGCCCAGAAGGGCCACGAGTACCTGATCGAGCAGGTGCAGCACACCGGCGGTGACTCCATCACCGCCTCGGGCAACCCGGGCGCCCAGACGATCCGTCTGTCCTACAACCACCCGGTGAAGGAGCTGATCTGGTGCTACCAGAACACCAACTCCACGGCGACCAACTCCATGTGGAACTTCTCCACGGGCACGACCACCGTGAACGTGACCTGCTCTACTCACCCCAGCGTGGTGAGCGGTGTGATGCCCCACGTGGTGGGCGCGCCCCACCTGTTCTCCAACATCGCGACCGGCTCCAGCACGTCGGGCACCCTGACCTCCAACATCGCCTGGGTCGAGGAGGGCTCGGCCCTGGCCTCGGGCGTGTCGTCCGTGGAGGTCGGCCCCCTGTACAACTTCAAGCTGGTGCTGAACGGCCAGGACCGCTTCAAGGAGCAGATCGGCAAGTACTTCAACCAGTACCAGCCGTACGTGTACCACTCGGGCACGCCCTACCCGGGTGTGTACGTGTACTCCTTCGCCCTGCAGCCGGAGGAGCACCAGCCGACCGGCACGTGCAACTTCTCTCGTATTGACAACGCCCAGGTGGCGATCAACATGAAGAGCGGCTACAGCACGCCCCTGCAGCGTATGTTCGCGGTGAACTACAACATCCTCAGAATTCAGAGCGGGATGGGCGGTTTAGCCTTCTCTAACTGATCTTACCATATTATTGGCTGGTCTGTATACATTAAATCAAAAAATAGCCCTTCGGGGCGGCCTTCGGGCCCAAGAGTCTCACAAGACCCCTGGATCCGAAATTAGCGCGAAATTGTCTGCCACTGACCCCCCAGAGCCGCAAACTCCTCCTCTATGACGTGAGCCGTCAATTCAGGATCCGAACAACAGAAGACGTCGATGTAAATCGTATTGTCCTCTGGATATGTATGGGCCGAGAAGTGGCTCTCGGCCAGGACCAGGACGCCCGTAGCGCCGTGTGGTTCGAATTGGTGAAAAGCCTGGCCCACTACGTGGAACCCACACCTTTCAGCGATTCGCTTCATAATCTTTTCGAGATGGACCCGTCGCGCCACCCACACACCCGTGATGTGCCCGACGAGATGGCTCTTCATTTAAGTTTCTATGGATTATTCATTTTATATACGACGAGGATCACGGCACCGACCAGGTACAACATGCCGAAGTACATTTGGCCCGGCTTGGCGTACTGCTGACTGCGTGACGCGACCATGTTCGTAATAGCCAGGGCCGCGAACAATAGGACGAATAGGACAAAGAAAAGCATGTTAAAGTCGGCCGTCATTAATATTGACAAGTAAAATAATGTCAGGGCCCGAACTGATGCGCGAGATGAGGAGTCGATTTCCAAATTTAACCATCGAAGAACTCCTGGACCGAGTCCGGTCTGAGATGGTCAATCGGTATGTCGCGCACCTGAAGACGATCCAGGCTAATGACGTTAAGGAACTTCTCACAGAGGCCCGGCGCTGGGATCTGTCGCGAGAAGACGTGACTGGAATTGTCCTACAAATTTCAAAAACTTTTCCAGAGCCGATGGCATCGGAGGCGGCGGGCTTGCCTGCAGACGGTGCGTGGAGTCTCTACACTTACCGAGATCCTGAACCGCCGCGCGGCTGCTGCTTCAATTGGCGTAGTTCGCCTTCGTCATCACGTTCCAGTAGTACATGAGGAACAGACCGCCGATCACCAGGGTCACGGACTTGACGACCTCGGACGAGTTCTTGCGGACCTCGCCTTGGAGCATGGGCTGGATGCCAAACAGGACGAGCGCGAAGCCCAGCACAAGGGTAATGATATCGCTCAGCATTTAATACTTAAGGAGATTTTTATTTATTACCTAAATGAACTTTGCGTATATAGATCCGGCGGGACTTCTGACGGAGCTTTTAAGGGCGCCGCCGCCAGACGCCGTTCCTCCCGTTCCATGTGAGCTCGACGAGCGCTGGACGGAGTTCGAGAAGGCCCTCGGTGAATTTAAGAATGAATTTGCCAAGGGGCAAGTCGAGCTGGTCCAGTCACTGAGTGCACTCAATGAGAAGAAGGAGGAAATTAACGTTCTTCGAATGATGTTCGATAATATCAGTTCTACAGAGTTAAAGGAAAAGCTTACTGATCTTATACAACAATACGAATCCGACGAGGGTATCGATGCCCTGATTCAACAATGCGGAGAAGTGAGGGGTAGGGTGGAGGCGCAGAAGAAGGTGCTCTCGGACACGAACGTTGAAAGGTACGCCAAGTTCACTTGCTTTGTATGCATGGACCGTCTCGTTGACCTTTTCTTCGACCCGTGCGGACACGTGATTTGTGACGGGTGTTGGTCGCGCACCCAGAACAAACGCGACTGTCCGGGATGCAGGACTCGACTAGGTGGTGTCAAGAAGATATTCTCGATGAGTGCGTAAAATATTCATTATTTCTTTGTCCGTGTAATAACATTACTGGGTTCCATAGTATAACGGTTAGTACATCAGACTCTGACTCTGTAAATGCGTGTTCGATTCACGCTGGAACCTTGGGCTGGGCATATCCCGCCGCCACCGTAGCGCACCGGCATCTGCCTCGACCTGAACACGTCGTTAAACTATTCACCTCTGACTTTGGCGCAGTGGTATTTTCACTAGAGCGCATCGGATTGTAGGCTCCGGTCTTCCAGACCGTTGGCGGGGCTCCGCTGGTCGGGTGTTCGAATCACCCAAGTCAGAACGACCCGAACATGTCGTTAAAAGGTTCACTAGGTCCCTGTGGCCTAATTGGTTAAGGCGTCAGTAAAAAGACGTAGCTGTTAACCTGTAGATTGTGAGTTCGATTCTCACCGGGGACGAATTTTTAACTGTCCAGCTCCAGTTAAAAAATTGTCTCACACTACACCAATGGAGAAGAAGTGCTCCAAATGTGAAATTTCAAAACCACTCGACCAGTTTCCAAATGACCCGAAATGTTCAGGAGGAAAAAGAAACGCATGCAAAAATTGTAGGTTAACTCAATGGATTCCGGAAGAAAATGAAATTTTGACATGCAGAGTATGTAACGATAAAAAACAATATTCATTATTTGCTAATCAAGGTAAACGAAAACCAACTATGTGTAAATTGTGTTTAAATGCAAAGGAACGTGCTAAACGAGCTTCAGACCCAGACGAGTATAACAAGAAAATACGTGAAAACTATCAGCGTAACAAAGATAAAATAAATGAAACACGACGAAAAACACTTCAAAAACGTCGGGATGAGGACCCTAAATACCGTGCTATGATGGCGCTTCACTGTAGGTTATATATGGCGGTCAAAGTCAAAACAGGTAAAACACTTGAGCTTACAGGGTGTTCTAAGGAAGAACTCATAACACATCTTCAATCAAAATTCACAGAAGGAATGACCTGGGACAACTATGGGGAATGGCATATAGATCATATACTTCCATGCGCTTCGTTTAATCTAGAAGACCATGAAGAGCAAAAGAAGTGCTTTCACTGGACTAACCTACAGCCGCTGTGGGCCGCTGATAATTTAGCAAAGGGTGATCGACTCGACTGGGTTAAAACATAGACTCATTTCAAAACTAAAATGAACGTCCGCCTCGTCGACTCGATGGGGAACGATGCGGCGATCGTCCAGGCCGCCCGCGTTTCTTACGGGGCCGGAACCAAGTCGGTCAGCGACGATCGGGCTCTGATCCGCTATCTCATGCGCCACAAGCACACGACGCCGTTTGAGATGGTCGAATTCAAGTTTCACGTGCGCGCGCCCATCTACGTGGCGCGTCAGTGGCTCCGTCACCGGACTGCGTCCGTCAACGAGATGAGCGCCCGGTACAGCATCGTCGACACGGGCTTCTTCCTCCCCGAGGAGTTCCGTAAGCAGTCGGTGGCGCGCGGGCAGGGTGGTGAGGAGCCGTTCGGTCTCGGGTCGGATGCGCTTCTACGCAAGCAAAAGACTTCGTGCGATCTCGCCTTCCACGTCTACGAAGAACTCATCTCCAAGGGGGTCTCTCGCGAACTGGCCCGGGCGCACCTGCCTCAGAACACCTTCACTGAATTTTACTGGAAAATTGATCTTCACAACCTCCTTCACTTCCTCCAGCTCCGTATGGACGACCACGCCCAAAAAGAGATCCGGGACCTGGCTCGTCAGACCTATGAACTCATCAAGCCCATCTGCCCCGTGACCTGTGAAGCTTTCGAGGACTTCCGGGTCGGGTCCATGACCCTGAGCCGTCTTGAGATCGATGCAATTAAGAATGGAAATTCAACAATCCCTGGAAAAGGTGAGAATCAGGAATTCAAAGAGAAGCTCGACATTCTCCATATCGAACCCGAGGTAGTGCCTCCACCCAAATCATTCTTTGGTCGGATCCTCATGTGTTTCTCAAAGGCTTAAAGTTTCAATTTAATTATTAATTATGAAGCTTAAAATACCAGGTGCGTTGAGAGAGCAAGTATGGCTCATGTGGTGCGGCGACCGGCTCTTTAAGCACAAGTGCCTCGTGACGTGGTGCGAAAACGTCATGACGCCCTTTCAATTCGAGGTCGGCCACAACATCCCTGAAAGCAAGGGTGGCCCGACCGACATCAATAACCTCCGGCCGATCTGCGGAAAGTGCAACAGATCTATGGGCGACGAATATACGATCGATGAGTTTTCGGCTTTATCCGCGCCCCGTCAGGCTCGGCACCTCTGGGAGTGCTTTAAATTCACACCGGCACCCGAACCCCGGCCGTCGGGATCACACTCTGCGTCTCGATGAGATGTCTCATCTTGTCCTGCGTCTTGCGCTGGAAGAACATGAAAATGAAGACGATCAGGGGCAGGGACCGGAGCTCGCCGAGGTTCGCGTGGTCGTAGCCCGCCACACCGTCCAAGGGGAAGGGCACCTTCTTGATGAGCCCGCGGGCCAGGTAAATGAGCGCGCCGATCAACGCAAACTGAACCACGACTGACAGGAACGTCCGCAGCTTGGAATGCTTCTTACTGAGAGGCGGCGTGATCTGGTCGAGCCAATGCGACGCCAGAAAAGCCAAAATGAAACTCAGTGCACCGACGTACGCAACGCCCAAAAGACGTACGATCTGGACAAGCATCTTACTAGTGTTAAAGAAAAAAGGGCATGTGAGAGTGGGAAGCGAAAGCTTCCCACTGGCGCTCCAATAACACAACTGGTTAAGTGTATCGGTCTTATGAGCCGAAAATCCGAGTTCGAGCCTCGGTTGGAGCAACCCCTGTAGTATAATGGATAGTATAGCGATCTTCTAAATCGTTGATGCCGGTTCGAGTCCGGCCAGGGGTGACTTAAATCATCAGTGTCCGAGTTGGTCTAAGGAGGGAGACTTAAGATCTCCTGTGCGCAAGCACTCGTGGGTTCGAACCCCACCTGATGAAAACCTACACTTCATAAAATCTATACCTATTATTAGATGGAATTTATGAATTGTATTTGGGATGAAACTACACGTCACGTGTATGTCACTCTCGTCGTTAAAGACTATCCGACCGAGGGCGTGACGCTCGCGGATCTCGAGCCGAAGATCCAGGAGATTCGGGAAAAGGCCGACTCGATGACGATAAAGGTCGATCTGCACGGCGCGGGGCTCATAGGCGTCGAGAGGATCAGGGCTATAATCAAGCTCTGCATCGACGTCACAGAGTACACGCGCGAGGACGATCTCCTTCGTCAGATCCACGTGACCGGTGCAGGGTTCCTCTTCCGGATGATATATGCCCCCATCAGCGTCGCGATCCCCAAGTACTTCCGCGACATGATCGTATTTTTATAAGGTCCGAGCCTAGTAGTAATGGATTGGCTCAGGTTCGACCCGGACCCAGAGGCCGGAGTCCTCAGGGTCGAGATCTTGGTCGGGCGACTCATCGAGCTCCAACCGGCCACGCTCGAGGGGACCGATGAATTTTGTAAAGAAATTTATCCGATTCTTGACAAAATTACTCAGACGTGTCTGACCCATGACCTCAAACAGGTCTGTACGGCCAATCTGGACGACGTCGACATGACTAAGATAAAGCCCGTGACTATGATGCGTATAATCTGGAACATCTACGAGTACACCAAGTCGTGTATTTTGCTTGAAAAATGCGAAGTCCATGGCGGCGGGTCATTCTTCAACACGCTGGTCGAGGCCGTCAAAGGATTCCTCCCACACTTCATGCGCGGGATGATCGTGTTAATTTGAGAACAAAATACAAAATCAAAAGGATAATCACGTTTTTGCCGTACTGCAACCCGAGCCGCGCAAAAAACCCAAAGTCCATCGTCCGGTCAAACCCTATATCACCGGTAAGGGCCGACATGATCGGGAAGAGACCATGACGGGTCGCCACATCCCCTTGACTCGTCAACATTGTCTTGGTGCATAGAATTTTCAATGGAAATCTATTGAGCTGGAAGTCTATCCCGACCTTCATGAATTTAGGATCAAAATTACAAAGTTTCTTGGCGCACCCAAGATT